GCTCCAAGGTGCGACGAACGCAAACATTCCGGACCTGCCATCAGGTAGCATGATTATGCATAACTAGAAAACCCCCGCGACGGGTGCAACCGTCCGGGGGCGTGGCCGACTGTTGAGGAGTCGACATGAAGAACAGTACATGCTCAGCACCCGAGTGCGTGCGCTCCGCCGTGTCTCGAGGCATGTGCAGTCGCCACTATCAACGACAACGGCGCGGCGTCAGCCTGGAGCCCTCGGCGGGTCCCTCCGAGTGTAGAAATTGCGGAGAGAGACTCGCTATCCCACCGTACGGGCAAGTGCCCCCCGTCTACTGTTCCAAGCGCTGCCAAAGCCGGTGGCACTACGTGAATGGCGGAAAGGCGCGGCGCGACGAGGCTCGCGCGGCTAATCGGAAGGCGATCCCCCGCCTGGCGTGCAAGAGGTGCTCCAGGGTGTTCGACCCGGAGACGACAAGACAAATCTTCTGCTCCAAGGCGTGCTCTAGCCGCTATCGCCGTGAACACGAGACCGGGGAATGCTCCGCGGTTGAGTGCGACCGGCCGGTTCGGGCCAAGGCCTTGTGCAACAAGCACTACAAGGCTCAGCTGCGCCTCGAGGGGCGGCTGCCCACGAAGACGCCGTGGACCGATGAGCGCCGCGACGCCTGGCACCGACGCCGAGCACTCCTGCTTGAGGCCTCCACCGGGGAGCCTGTCATCCTGACCGAAATCGCAGAGCGGGATGCCTGGTTCTGCGGCCTATGCAAGCTGCCAGTGGACGCCACGCTGGCCTACCCGGACCCAATGAGCAAGTCCCTCGACCACATCGTGCCGCTCAGCAAGGGCGGCGCGCACGACCCGAGCAACGCGCAACTGGCGCACCTCCGGTGCAATGTGTCGAAGGGCAATCGAGCTGCGTAGAGGTGGTGGTCGGCGTGACGAGTGGAGGCAGGCGGAACCGCAACAGGCAGCCGGACGAATCCTCTGGGCGCAGCGAGCGGCGTGGCTACTCCCTGACGGCGCTGCCGGCCGAGGGATACGAGGGCGAGCCCCCCGACTTCCCACTCCCAGATCCGACGCCTCGCGAGATCGAGTTGTGGGAGTGGGCCTGGTCGACGCCTCAAGCATGTGCATGGTCGATGCCGTCCGAGTCGTGGCGTGCGCGCACCGTGGCACTGTGGGTTCGACTGAGCGTGAAGTGCGAAGACCCTGAAGTCGGCGCCGCACATTTGGCGCAGCTTCACCGCTTCGCGGATCAGATCGGCATGACCACGGCTGGCCTAGCCGAGATGGGCTGGAAGATCAAGGTCGATGACCTCGCCGAGCGCGCTGCGCATCGACCTGTCGAGGCTGAGGCTGAGCCGGTGAAGCGTGAGCGGCGCCTGAGGGCGACCTGATGCGCTCGTCGATGGTCGGCGTCGTCGATTTCCCGACGCTCGGCGATCTGATCGACGCGTGGATCACTCGGCATTGCCAGATTCCGGACGGGTGGAAGCGCAAGGAGCCGTTCGTCCAGTACGACTGGCAGTTCTGGTGCACCGCGAACCATTACCGTGTCCGCGGCGATGCGACGTTCGACCCTGCTGATCCGCCGCGAAATCAGGCGTTCACGTACCGGCGCACCGACGTTGTTGCGTCGCAGAAGGTTGGCAAGGGCCCGTGGGCGGCGTGTCTGCTGATCGTGCAGGCTGTCGGCCCGGACCAGTTCTGCGGGTGGGCTCGCGAGGGCGACGTCTACCGATGCGGCGACAACGGCTGCCCGTGCGGCTGGGAGTACGCCTACGAGCCTGGCGAGCCGATGGGTGAGCGTCACCCGTCGCCGCTCATCCAGGCGCTCGCGACGTCGCAGGATCAGGTGGACAACATCTGGCGACCGCTGACGGCGATGATCCGGTTCTCCGGTTCTCGCCTCGCGCCGCTGCTCGCGCCGCGTGAAGAGTTCATCCGCATCGTCGGCATGAATGAGGATGACCCGGAGCTCGACCGCATCGACGCGGTCACCTCAAGCGCGCAGTCTCGCCTCGGTAACCCGATCAGCGGGTACGTGCAAGACGAGACGGGCACGCACACTGACGGAAACGGCATGGCGAGCGTCGATTCGGCGCAGCGTCGTGGCGCGGCCGGCATGGGTGGGCGTGGCTTCACCACGACGAACGCGTGGGACCCGTCGCAGAACTCGGTGGCGCAGCGTGACTACGAGGCGAACATGCCGGACGTCTTCACGTTCTACGCGCCGCCGCCGGCGAAGCTCGACTTCTACAAGGAGGACGAGCGGCGCCTGATCCTTGAGCACAACTACTCGGGGTCACCGCATGTGTCGGTCGACTCGATCGAGGCGGAGTGCGCGGACATGATCGCGAAGGGCGACGGCGCGAAGGCTGAGCGATTCTTCGGATCGCGTCTGGTCGAGGTGAAGGGCGCTTGGATGCCGTCGGACGCGTGGGAAGGTGCGTGGGCTGGTGCAGTGGCTACCGGAGCCGCCTGAGGGTACGCGCATCTGTGCCGGGTTCGACGGGTCGGCTACGGGCGACTGGACGTGCATTCGCGCCGAGACGATCGACGGGATGCTGTTCACGCCACGATGGCCGAACACGCCGACGAATGGCATGACGTGGAACCCGGAGGACACCGGCGGGCGCATCGTCAAGGCGGACGTCACCGAAGCTGTCCACGAGCTGTTCCGCCGCTTCGACGTGGAACGCATGTACTGCGACCCGCCACTGTGGGAGTCGGAGATCATCGACTGGGCCAACGAGCACGGCGATGAGCGCGTCCTGAAGTGGGCGACATACCGTCCCCTGCCGATCCACGAGGCGCTCGAGCAGTTCCGCGCCGACGTCGGCAGCGGCCGCCTCACGCACGATGGCTGTCCGGTGACGACGCAGCACATCGAGAACATCCGCATGCAGCACCGCAATTCGGGGCGTTACGTCGCCGCGAAACCTGACGCGGCACGCAAGATCGACGCCGGTATCACCGCCGTCCTGGCACACAAGGCAGCATCCGACGCGCGCGCCGCGGGCTGGTCGGACGAGCCAGAAGAGCACTTCACCTTCGGGTGGTGAGAGGAGGCGGGCCATGCCGACGATCCTGCAGTGGGTCCGCCTGCTCGAGGAGAAGATTCAGCAGCAGACGTGGTACGCGGCGCCGTACGAGCGTCGCTACCGCAACGAGCACGTCCTGCCGTTCATTGAGCGCGAGTTCCGCGAGGTGTACGGCTCGAAGGTCGACGCGCTCGGCTCTGAGCTGCAGCCGCCCCGTGTGGGCATGGCCGGCATCGGCGTCGACGCGCTCGTGGAGCGCATGACCGTGCTCGGCGCCGACTCTGAGGACGCCGCTGCGGCGAAGCGCGTCGACTACGCCTTCAAGGGAAACGACCTCGACGTGATGCAGCGCGAGGCTGTCCGTGAGGCGCTTGTGAAGCGGGTCAGCTTCGCGCAGATCGACCGCAGTGCTGACGGTCGCGCTGTCGTCGGCATCGAGGCGGCCGAGCAGATGGCCGTACACCGCATGCAGCACCCGCCGTACGACGTCGACGCCGCACTCAAGGTCAGCGTGAACGAGTGGACGGGGCAGCGCACTGCGCGCCTGTGGCTGATCGGCCGCACCGTCGACCTCCTCGAGGCCGACATGGCGCAGCACGACCCGGAGGGCTCCAACATCGTGAGCCGCTGGGCGGTCGTCGCCGATGTACCCTCGCGCCTGCCGGTCGTCCCGGTCGTCGAGTTTGCGCACAAGGCGCGCCTGCTCGCCGACCCGACGAGCGAGATCGAGCCCATCGCGTCCCTGTGCGACATCGTCGACCTCATCGAGGGCCTCATGGTCTTCGCAGGGCACTTCGGCGCCGTCCCGATCCGCTTCGGCAAGGGCATCGAGCTGCCGAAGGACAAGGACGGAAAGCCGATCCTCGATAAGGACGGCCGCCCCATGCTTGGGTTCAACCCGCGCGCCGATCACGTATGGATCACGACGAGCAAGGACGCCGAGTTCGGGCAGCTCACCCCGGCGGGCCTGACGAGCTTCGTCGAGTGGTCCGACCATGCGGTGAGCCAGATCCGCTCAATCACCAAGGTCGCTTCGTCGTACTACCGGCTCGACCTCAAGTCGCACATGTCGGCGGAACTGCTCAAGGTGGATGAGGCGCCGATGGTGCGTCGCATCAAGAGCATGGGCCAGTACGGCAGCTTTGGTGTCGCGTGGCGCAAGCTCATGCAGATCATCCTCATGATCGAGGACCCTGCGTCGACGGCGCTCGTGCAGCCGCGCTGGGGTGACCCGGAGACGCGCATCGAGTCTGCGGCCGCTGATGGCGTGCAGAAGCTCGTCGCGTCCGGGATGGGCGTGCAGACGGCGGCGAAGAAGCTACTCGGATGGTCTGAGGCTGAGGTCTCGGCGGCCGTTGCGGAGTACGACGCGGCCGAGGCGCGCAAGGTGGAGCGTGACGCGCTCGCCAACGACCCGGTCGTGTCGGCGCTGACGAAGCAGACATCCGATGGTGCAGCTTCAGTCGGCGCTTGAGCACTACCGGCGTCAGCGCAGGATCGCGACGCTCGGCCTGATCGGCGCTCGACGTGAGCAGCAGCGCGGCAACCTCAAGCGGGCACTTGCGCTCGTCACGTTTGCGCAGCTGCAGGCCGCGCAGGATGCGGTCACGGCGTCGCAGGACATGCTTGACGAGCAGGGTGTGCGCGCCCCGGCCATCGCCGCCGTGGATGCTGCGGCGCTCGCCGGTGTCGCGTCGGATGGCCGTGACTTGCTCGGTCTGCTCCAGGCTGTCAGCCGCCCCGAGGCGCCGGCGGGAAGCTTCGATCGTGCAGTGTTGACGCAGATCAGCGACGCGGGGCGCGCAGGCGGTGCGGTGAGCATCGCGGCCCGCCCGAAGGTGACTGGGTACGTGCGCATGCTCGTGCCGCCGTCGTGCTCGCGCTGCGCGATCCTCGCGGGCAAGGAGTACCGCTGGAACCAGGGGTTCCAGCGCCACCCGCACTGCTTCCCCGCCGGGGTTGTCGTCTCTGGTCCTGCGTCAGAGAAGGCCACGCGGCGGTGGTACGAGGGGGAACTCGTTGTCCTCACGACCGCAAGCGGTCAAGAGCTCCCCGTTACCGGCAATCACCCGATACTGACT